GAAGTACACGCCACTCAATTACTCTACCAGCAGGATGGATGGAAAGGAACCAAGCGTGTTTATCGCTGATGAAGTGGGAGCCTTGCCTACATCCTATCCGGTGGAGGCCATGCGCTCCGGCCAGCTACTCATACGGAATAAGCTGGGATTTATCATTTCAACCAAGTATCCAACAGCGGACAATCCGCTGGAGGACGAGGTGGACAATGCCAAGAAAATCCTGGACGGCCTGATTGATGACGAGACAGTGTTTGCCCTACTCTATGAGCCAGACAATACAAAAGATTGGGCTACGGATGATACTATCCTGGCCCACGGAAATCCCCTGGCATTGGAAATAGAAATGGTGTGGGACGAACTACTAAAGAAGCGTCGGAATGCCATCAACCGTGAGAAGCTGCGGGAAAACTTTCTGACCAAGCACTGTAACATCATCTATCAGGGCTCCGGGACAGAGACATACATCCCGATTGACCAGGTGAAGACCTGCAAGGTATCGCGGATAGACTGGGAAGGCCGGGAGGTTTATGTGGGAGTTGACCTTGCAATGACAAACGATAACTGTTCCGTGACCATGTCGGCGGAGGAGGACGGGGAGATACTGAGCCACGTCATGACATTTATACCAGAGGGAAGGATTGATGAAAAGAGTGAATTTGAGAAGTTTGATTACAGGGCTGCCATTGCCGCGGGAACCTGCATTGCCTGCGGTGATATGACAGTGGACTACGGCGTGATTGAGGACTACGTGGCAGGCTTGGAGGAATCCAGAGGCGTGGTTATTAAGTCAATCGGCTATGACCGATATAATGCCCTGTCAAGCGCCCAGAAATGGGATAAGAATTATACAACGGTGGAAATACGGCAGCATTCGGACACCCTGCATCCTCCCACCAAGCTATTGGCAGAAATGGTGGCAAACCAGAAGTGGCATTACGAGGAAAACCGGCTGCTGGAAACCAATTTTGAGAATGCGAAGTGTACCTATGACACCAACATGAACCGGTATGTTAACAAGAAGAAATCCAAGGGGAAGGTGGACGGAGTGGTGAGTATTATCAACTCAGTGTATCTGCTCCAGCAGGATATCCTCTTTGATGACAGCGGTTTTACAGTGCAGGTGTGTTAGTTGCGATATCGCAACAGAGAGAGGAGTGATTGCATATGTGGTCCTTTCGGTTGAGGGCAGACCCGGAACCAGAGAAAACAGAAACAGAGTCCAACGAAGATGCGTTGCTGCGGGCCAGTCTATCGGATGACTACATGACCAGGGACCAGGCCATGAATGTGCCAGCCTTTGCGGCCTGCGTGAATAAGATAGCAGAAACCGTTTCAACCATCCCTATTCGTCTTTATAGGCTGGTGGATGGAAAACTGGAAGCTGTTGAGGATGATACCAGGGTCCGGCTGCTAAATGATGATACCGGGGACACGCTGGATGGGGTTCAGTTCAAGCGTGCACTGGTCAGAGATTACCTGATGGGTAAAGGCGGGTATGCCTTCATAAACCGCACTGGGAATCGAATACGTTCCCTGCATTACGTCAGGGAATCTGAGGTATCCTTCCTGTTCACATCAGACCCGATTTTTAAGGACTATGACATCATGATTCAAGGGACGAAATATAAGCCCTTTGAATTTCTGAAAGTGCTCAGGAATACGGAGGATGGACGTTCCGGCAGGAGTGTGGTGGATGAGAACAGTGAAGTCCTGAGCGTATCCTACCATTCCCTGGAGTACGAAAAGAACCTGGTCAAGACCGGTGGCAATAAGAAAGGGTTTGTCAAGTCGGCTAAAAAGCTGGCAGAGCCGGCCATTAAGGCATTAAAGGCAGCATGGCGCCGGCTTTACCAGAACAACACGGAAAATGTCGTCATATTGAACGAGGGGTTAGAGTTTCAGGAAGCCAGTAACACGTCTGTGGAGATGCAGCTGAATGAGAACAAGAAAACCAACAGTGACGAAATCTGTAAGCTGTTCAACATGCCGCCGGCCATGATAAACGGCGGCGCCACGGAGCAGGATAAGACGAACTTCGTCCAGTACTGTCTGAATCCGATTTTAAAAGAAATTGAGTGTGCCCTGAACCGGGACCTGCTTCTTGAATCAGAGAAGGGGTCCTTTTATTTTGCAGCGGATACGTCGGAGCTGACAAAAGGGGACATTGAAAAACGTTTCCGGGCCTATGAAACGGCCTGTAAGAACGGATTCATGCAGATTGATGAGATACGTCTGCGGGAGAACATGCCGCCATTGGGATTGGATTTTGGCCGCCTGGGTCTGCAGGATGTGCTGTATGACCCGGTGACAAAACAGTTTTATATGCCAAACATGAACAAGACCGGCGGACTCGGACAGAAAGAGTCAGAGCCGGAGCAGAAAGAAGGTGAAAAGAAAAATGAGGATTGAACTAAGGTCGGACAGCGTGGTGATTGAAGGCTATGTCAATGCCGTGGCCAGAGATTCGCGGCCTATGAGGGACCGTAAGACCGGGAAACGGTTTGTGGAGCAGATTGTACCGGGGGTGTTTGAGCGGGCGCTCAGGCACAATGAGGTGCAGCTGCTCCTGAACCATGACAAGACCAGAAACCTGGGTTCCACAAGCACAAACCTGGAACTGTATGAGGACAGCATCGGACTCCATGCCAGGGCGGAGGTCACGGACCCGGAAGTCATTGAAAAGGCCCATAAGAAGAAACTCAGAGGCTGGGCCTTTGGGTTCCGGGAACGGGACGCCAGCACAGAGGATATCCATGACGCTCTGGAGCGCCGGTATGTGGAGGATATGGACCTGGTGGAGGTTTCCATCATTGATGAGAGGAAACAGCCTTGCTATGAGGGCACCAGTGTTGAGGTGAGGGCAGAGGGTGATATGGTCCTGACACCGGAGCCATTGGAAGTCCGCGCGGATTATGTGGAGGTTAAGGAAACAAAGGAAACGATTGATATGAGTAAGTATCACAATAGAATCAAGGAATTAGAGAAGGAGAAAGCAGAATGAGAAAGAAAACAGTTGTAAGGCAGTACATGCAGTATCGTGCGGAGGATTTAAAATCTCTTACAGAGCAGCGGGCCGACCTGGTCCAGCAGATGAAAGACCTGACGTCCACCGCAGAGACGGAGCAGAGGGCATTTTCAGAGGAAGAGGACCAGAAGTTTGATGACCTGGACAAACAGGTGAAGGCCCTGGACAGCACTATTGAAAAGTTGGAACGTGCCAGGGACCTGAAATTGAATGTTACCAGCACAGAGAAACATGAGGACCTGAAACAGGAGGAGCTGGAAGAACGTGCTTTTGCGGCCTATATCCGCGGGGAGGTCCTGGAGGAACGTGCTGGTGAGATGACAAAGACCGATAACGGCGCCGTTATCCCCAAGACGATTGCAAACCGGATTATCAAGAAGGTGGAAGACATCTGCCCAATCTATAAGATGGCGACCCGGTACAATGTAAAAGGGACTCTGTCAATCCCGTACTATGCGGCTGATGGTAACACAATCAGGATGGCCTATGCAGAGGAATTCAAATCCCTTACCAGCACCAGTGGGAAGTTCACCAATATCGAACTGACTGGATACCTGGCCGGCGCTCTGTCCAAAGTGTCCAAGTCCCTGGCGAATAACAGCCAGTTTGACATCGTATCGTTTGTTGTTAATGAGATGTCTGAATCAATTGCAAGGTTCCTGGAGGCGGAACTGCTGCATGGGACTGATGCCAAGGTTGAGGGTTTGAAGGGCGTGACCCTCAGCGTGGAAACCGCGGCGGCACCCGCCGTCACGATGGATGAAATCATCATGCTGAAGGACAAGGTGAAGGATGCCTTTCAGGCAAAGGCCGTATTCATTATGAACAGCGCGACCAGGACGGCCCTACGTCTGCTGAAGGATGGTAATGACCGGTATCTCATGCAGGATGACATCACGTCCCCCTTCGGTACGACTCTCCTGGGAAAGCCGGTTTATGTGTCAGACCAAATGGACGGAATGGGGGCGGGGAAGACAGCCATTTACTATGGGGATCTGTCCGGCCTGGCTGTAAAACTGTCCGAGGACGCATCCGTGCAGGTCCTCCAGGAACGATATGCGGATGAACATGCTATAGGTGTGATTGCATGGATGGAGTTTGATGCTAAGGTCGAGAATGCCCAGAAGATTGTCAAACTGGTCATGAAGGCATCCGATTAAGGAGGCAGGACATGAAGGTCAAGGCACTGAAATCATTTTCCGGCGCGGTATCCATGTATAAGGGTGAGGTCAGAGAAATCATAGATGTGGTATTAATCCGCGACTTGGCTCAGGCTGGATATATCGAGCAGGTTACTGTGAGAAAGGGCGTAAAGGATGAAAGTAAGCGAGATAACGCTTAAGGATATCTGTCGGCAGATACGGACGGAAGAGGCATACCTGACGGAGGAGGACAGGCAGTATCTGGAAATCCTCCCTCCGGCAGCCCTGGACCATGTAAAGGGATATACCGGTCTCGATGAGGCTGCGATTGATATACATGAGGACATCACAATTGCCGTTTTGGTACTTGTTTCCGATATGTACGATAACCGGCAGATGACCGTAGATAAGAACAATGTTAACCGGGTGGTGGATACCATTCTGGGGATGTATTGTGTCAACTTGTTATAGGAGGATGCGGCATGAATGCAGGGGCATACCGGGAGCCGGTGACGATTGAGAAGAGTGATGGCTATACCGAGGATGATATAGGGAACCAGATAGCAGCCTGGACGGAATATTACCGTGGATACGCCTACATGAATAACCTGTCAGGCTCCGAGTATTGGGAGGCCGCGCAGACACAGGCCCAGAACACAATCATGTTCATACTGCGTTATCATCCGCTGCTGGGGGCCATGAACACGAAGGGGTACAGGCTGGTACACCGGGGTAAGGCTTATGACATCACCAGTATTGATAATGTCCAGTATAAAAATGAAACCGTGAAAATCCGTGCCACAGCAAAGGAGTGATGTCATGTCAGGACTCAGGATTGACTCTCTGGGAACAGAGATTGCCACAATG